GGGCGGGTAACCGCCCTTTTTTTTTTTTTTTTTTTTGCGCAAACGCGCGATTGGTTGCGCACAGCACAGCTGACCGGTTGAGTGGATCAGTCAATCGGTTGATCCGTTGAAGGGGATAGCCCCCGATCAAGCGCTGCAACCAAGTGCACACTGCACGCAAGCTCCCAGCAAGGAGCGCGGGGCAGCAACTGCACACTGCAACCAATCACTCACTAAAGGTATAGTGCACATTGAAAACTAAAGAACAATTTTTTGTAACCGAAAAAACGGGGTTTTCGGAGCTCTAGAAATGATGCTCGCGAGACCGCTGTTTGACTAACTAAAATGAAAACTGTTCAGTTCCGTTTCTGCTCCCGTTTCATTCCATTTCATTTCATTGTTTCTCATTTTTCTTTAATAATAAAAATAATAATGAATAATAAAGAAAAGAGAAAGGAAGAAAAGGAAAACGATAATGACCAGTACTGACTGAATGAAATCATGAAAGTTTCAGTGAGATCCGTAAAAATAGTTAGTCAGTCAAACACATGGTTCTAGAGCACCATATTTTCGCGCCAGAGAGTACCGTCCCCCACGTTACAAAAATTAGTTTACTACTTTAGAAGGGAGGTAAAACCTTAAATGTACTGCAAAGTGACTCATCCGATCCTAAGCTATGCAGCAGCCCAACAGCAGTGTCACCAGCTGGACCAATTCATTCTCAACCTACAGACCCTGACAAGCCCAAGCGATCCAAGTGCAACCAGCTCAACCAGCTCAAGCACAACCCCAGGAGCACCTGATGCCCAACTCCCGGGCCAGTCTCAACCGAGCCAGCTCAATCAGCTCAATCAGCTCAATCAGCAGCAATTGAAACCGAAACCCTCTCAACTGATCCCGCTGGCAACTGTGCTCGACTCAGCTCAAGGTGATGCAAGCTGGTTCGCGAGCCCTCGCAATGCGCAACGCTGCGAGCTACCTAGACGAGAGCTAGAGCCGGGTGAAGCTGGCTCGCCATTGCTGTATCGAGCAGCTGGGTGCAATCGAGCTAGAAGGTGCTGCTGTACTTGCACTAAGCTCTGCGCTCATCGATGCTTGCATGACTGCTTTGTGCGCCTGTGGCTCTGGAAGCGAGAGCTAGACTCGCTAGGCGTCGCAACTAGCCCAGCTCAACTGTCTCAACCTGGCGAGGGCACGAGAGACGGGAGCGCCCGACTGGTGTCATCAGCAAGCCCATACTTCGCAACTCAATGCGCGGTACTGAATGTGTACACTAGCTACAGGCAGCTGTCCCAGGTCATTGGCTCAACTGTCTCAGCTAGAATGAACACGTACATTCGAGAAGCACAAGCTCGAGGCGGCACCAACCTCAACGCAATGGACTACTCGATGCAGCTCAAGCTCAACGCAAAGGGAAAGCCGATTGCAGACCCTGACACTGGCAAGCTAGAGGTCCTGTACTGGCCTCAATCAGGCTTGTGTCCGTTCTGCTTGCCGGACAGAAGTTATCAACTCAAAAAACGAATGAAGAAAGTAGGTATGCCCAAATGAATAACGAAGCGAAGCCTGTCGTGGTCAAAGAGGACGAGCTCCTGCAACAGCTGCGTGAGGAAGCAGAAGTTGTTGAGCTTCAGGTCTATCTGAATCAATATAGACAAGCTCTGTATCAACTGAATCAGTTCGTTCAACAGAACACGCTCGGTACGTTGATGCTAAGTGAAGCAGTCGGTCTGGACAAGGATGCTCCTTATGGTGGCTTGGACCTGTATCTCATTCCGAAAGACCCGAGCTTGTACGCTAAGCCCAGCCTGACCAACCTCGTTAGGTCAACAAACCTGTTCAACATCTGGCAGCGTTCCGAGCACGCACAGTCAACAGACCAACCGCTACCTCGCTTTGACTGGTCCAAGCCGGAGTACCCTCGCTTTGGACCTTTCAGGTTTTACATCGGTAGTTACCTTGGATGGAGTAAGGAGGAGTAGACGATGGATGCTGTTGAATTTTTGAAGCAGTTTCATCGAATGTGTAAAACATACATCTATGATAGTTGTAAAAAATGCCCTGCTTATAGGTGTCGTTGTGGAGATCAATTTGATGGACGAGAAGAAGATGGTGTTTCTATTGTTGAGCAATGGGCAAAAGAGCACCCTGTTAAAACAAGACAGAGTGAATTTTTGAAGCAATGGCCTGATGCTGAGATTGGTGTTGACGGATTACCAGTTGTTGCCCCATGCCAGTTGAACCTTGAGTTGATTCATTGTGGATCTGCAAAAGATTGTGAAAGTAGAGGAGTATGTGATGAGTGCCGCCGCGAGTTCTGGATGCAGGAGGTGAAATAATGACTGATCTTCAACTAAAGTGTCCGTGCACTAGAGACTGTGTCAACAGATCCTCAACCTGTCACAGCGAGTGTGATGCATACAAGGCATACGAGCGTGAGAAGTATACTGAGTATGCAGCTCGAGCTAAGCTCGATGCAATTGATCCTAACATATCCCCAACAGTAGGTATGAAGCGTAGGATGAACCACGCTAAGTGGTTGAAGAAAAATGGAAGGTGGCATAAGTAATGACTAATGGTGATTTTGTTCGGCAGCTGGACGACATGTCGCTGGCACGCGCTCTGACAGGAGGTCTTATCGAGCAGTACTGTACGAGTCCTAATCCGCGGGAGTGTGACCACAAGTGGGACGAGGAGCTGGACTGCTCCTGCTGCACGGCATGTATGTACAGATGGTTGAAGGAGGAGAGGCGCGATGAGCACTAACGAAATGCGCTGGATTCTGATGTGCCAGTACGGCAGCGCTGAAAAATGGCAGCAGAGAGTGAGAGCCATGAGCGAAGCTCAAGTGCAAGCTGTCTACCTGAGGTTGAAACAGAGCAATAAACTCCGGGTTCCGAATTCGGTACACACCCCTCAACAGAACTAGTCGGCTTTATTTCAGTTCAAACAATTTTCAAAAATCTCAACAAAAGACTTGATTTTCTCGAGCAAAGCAGCTATAATAATAATGTAGATAAGAACTAATACAAAACAAATTTGGAGGTTTACTATGAACAACATTGAACAGATTATGGAAATCAAAGGCGTGCAGCCTTCCCTCAAGGCGTTTGCCGGTGTATTCGATCTGAATCCGGTCCGTCTGTACTCGGTTGCGAAGCAGCCGAAAGAGGGCGTTGTGTATGACGCCAAGGTCTTCAACTGGGACGCAATCGAGCGCTTCATCAGCCGTCGTCTGGATGCTGACAAGGGTCTGGCTACTCTGGAAGACGTCGTCGATGCTGCTATCAAGATCGACGCTCAGCTGAAAGAGAACGACGGTCGTCGCAAGACTGCTGGTGGTGGTTACGGTGCGAAGATCGAAGTCGACGGCCAGATGATCGCTCAGAGACGCTATCCGAGCTACGAGATGGAGAACCATCAGATGATCTGCCTGAAGGGCGACGTTGAGGTTTATGCCATCGTGATGCAGACTCTGTCTCACACGGTCCTGCGTCCTCTGGCTGAAGCTCTGCTGGAAGGCACCGAGCCCATCTTCAAGGGCAACGACATCAAGGTCATCTCGAACGGCATGCTGAACATGAAGGGCGTTGCGCCTGCTGGTCTGGCAAAGGCTGTCGAGGATCGTTTCAACGGCACGTATGCACAGGAGCTTGCCGATGAAGCTCAGCGTAAGGCTGATGCTGCTGTGGCTAAGGCTGCCGAGTAATCGCTCAGTCGCGCGTCTATCCTTCTTCGCGCGATGACTTCCCTGAGCGTTGCTCATAGTAGGAGCCCCGAACTGGTTTTGACTTCCGCTGGTTCGGGGCTCTTTTGAAGACAGGTAGTGTAGCATTTATTTTAAACTGAAGGAGGTGGTAGTTACGTGGAGGGGTATTGCTGGTGCCCGGGGTGCAGAAAGTGGGTGCCAGAGCAGTTGATGAACCGGGAGCGCGATCCTGAAACCCATCAACTGATTCGCATATGCACTCCGTGCTTGGAGGGAGTCTCAGCAACAAACTCATACGTGCTCGATGAGCATCATGAGCAGACGCGATGCGTGTACTGTAGGAGCTACAATACAACTGAGCTGAAAGATCAACAGTACAACAAGTTTTTCTGTAATACCTGTAGAAGGGAGTTTTTCAGAGTATGAAAGGTTACATACACATTGAGTCTATGGACAAAGAAGGCGCTTTGAAGTGTGAGGCTAACTTGTCCGATGTTAGCAAAGCCGATCGATATCAAGCGCTTGACGCCGCTTGTAGACTGCTCAAGATGGACAATCGCGACTTATTGCTTTTCTTTGCTATAAGGTCTGCGGGCGAATTTGACCAGTGTCCTGCTCAGAGCGAGGAAGAGAGCGTAGCGCTTGGTGATGCCGATGAGCTGTTGCGCCAGTATCGAGAAATGAAGAAGGAGGATAACGAGAATGGCAATGGCTAAGAAGGGAGGTACAGTTCGTTGAAAGTTGATGTATCCGAAATCAAAACATTTAAGGCGTGCAAGCGTCAGTGGCAGCTTACCTCGAGAAATAAGTTCCACCTGAGACCGATGATCACACCACCTGCATTTGCGTTCGGTACGATTTTTCATGAGGCATTAGCGCAGCTGTACTTGGATGTGCCTCTGGATAAAGTCATGGAGATGGTGCGCCGTGAGATGCAGTCTGACACTGATGCAGCTCTGCTTGCTATGGTACCTGGTTACTACAAAAATGTGCTGCCGGATGATCTGGAGCGGTTCACTGTGCTAGACATCGAGCATCACTTTGACATTATACCGACAACAAGCCTCGGCGAGTATCTGTTTCCTCTGATCCCCTCAACAGATCCGAAGACTGGAGAGCGCATCTACGATGCAAATGGCAATCCGGTTATGGAGCCTAGCTTAACGATCTGCGGCTCAATCGACATGATTGTGCTGGACAAAGAGGAAGGTAAGATCTACGGCTTCGAGCATAAGACTTGTAAGAATTTTAGAGACGAGTCTTATCTGTGGCTCGATGAGCAGCCTCGTGTGTACACCTGGGCGTTGCAGGTGTTCGTTAGGGAGTACAACCAGAAGCATGGTACGCAGTACGAGCTGGGTGGAGTGTATCTCAACGAAGTCAAGAAGCTGCTTCGGCAGTTCCAGTACCATAGAACGCTGTGCACGTACAACGATGAAGACCTGGACAACTTCATGCTTGCTTTCTTCAACGATTGCAGAGAGTGCAAGCATATGGTTGATAGCAATTCGTACGCGGCTCCGAAGCCCAGCTATATGGGTTGCAGCATGTGCTCGTTCAAGACAATCTGCTCAACTTACATGTACGAGAACCTGGACAGAGAAAAGATTCTGCATGAGTTCAGCGAGGAGTTTGTCGAACGTACCGAGGACCATCTGGAGGAAAAGACAGAGAGGAGCGTCGAGTGATGATTTGTATAAAGCCATCATACTGTGCACAAGCCTTGCGTGTAGATACTATCGGCAATGGATCTCGAGATGCTCTTCAAAAGTTCTTGCTGGACTTCTGTGATTCGGAGATAGATATCGTGTGCTTGGAGCTGCATAGCTATGAGAAGAGCATTGATAGTCTAGCGACATCACTGCGAAAGATTTCTATCAAATGCAAGCTACCTGTATGTGTAGCTCGTAGGTTTAACAATCGTATCTATGTATGGAGAAAGGAGTTATTAGAGTGACACAGACAATTCACGAGACATTGCTGCACTTAGGTGTGCCAGCAAACCTGCTTGGTTTTGAGGCTTTGACAATTGCGATCGAGCTGACGCTCAGAGATCCTAGCTATATGTACAAAGGTATTACCAAGAGGCTGTATCCAGAGGTTGCGAAGCGTATTTCGTACGATGTGACAGCATCTAGTGTTGAGCGTGCTATGCGGCATGCGATCGAAGCTATGCATGATCATACGGACCCGGAGGTCGTGAGTGAATACTTTGGCAACGTTATGAGTGTCAGTAAGGGCAAGCTGACGAATAGTCAGTTCATTGCTCAGGTAGCAACGAAGTTGCGAGATCGGAAGGATGCTGGTGGTCAATTCTAAGCAGCATAGCAGTTTGAAATTAAGTGTACCATATAAAAGAAACTAAAATTTTTATATCAGTGCACTTGATTTCTGCTGCTGAAGCATCTATAATATAGATATCTCGAGGAGGTGATTAGATGCAGATTATTGATTTGAATAAGCCCGACACTGATCCGATATTCGCTCTGGTGTACGGAGCAAGCGGTACTGGCAAGACTCATCTGATGGGTACGGTGGGCGAGCTTGGACGTACGTTGATCATCGACATTGACCAAGGCATCAAGACGCTTCGTAATGCTCCAGACTTGCTGCAAGCGCACTACACTGACAACATCACTGTTGTGGACTTCACTAAGTTCCAAGATCTGAATGAGGCGTACAAGCTGGTCGAAGCTAATGACCCCAAGAAGTGGTCGCAGAAGCTTGGAGTACCGATTACTCAACCGTTCGAGTGGGTACTTTGGGATACCTGGTCTGAGATTCAGTGGTACATGCTGGAGGAGTTGAGAAGCAAGGACGCTGAGATGAAGGGATCAGGTCTCAACTTCAGAAAGAATATTCAGATTCAACACTGGGGCATGATGACAGATCTGAATAAGCTTGCAGTCCAGCAGCTGCGTGCCTGCAAGGTAAATCAGGTGTTTACTATGCAGGAGAAGCTGGACAAGGACGAGATCAGCGGCGTTATCTATGGCGGCCCTGCTATCCATGGTAAGATGGTTCAAGAAATGCCTGCTTACTTTGACGTAGTTGTGCACACGTACACTGATCTTCAGGGTCAGTACTGTGCAACAACGAAGTCGAAAGGTAAGTGGCCTGGCAAGACTCGTCTTGGTGTTGGTGTCGACATCAAGAACCCGACAGCTAAGCAGCTGTTTTCTAAAAACTAAATATAACCTGTGCCAGAGAACCAGGTTATAAATATAAAACTGGAGGTATTATCCATGAAAAAGTTCAAACTGTTGATGAGAAGTGTTCCGAGTGCTGTAGTTGCTCTCTTTGTTGTGTCAGTTGTTCTGATGAACTTACTGGCAAACAAGGAAATCGACACAGGTCTAAGCTGGCTGGCTCTCGACTGCGGCTTTACAGTGTCGTGGCTGAGCTTCCTGGTGATGGACATGATTACAAAGCGTTTCGGCGCTAAAGCTGCTATTCAAATTTCAGCATTTGCAGCAGCGTGTAATCTGCTAGTAGCTGGTGTTATGCTGGCTGTGAAGTTCATTCCTGGCAACTGGGGTGCGTTCTACGATTTCGGAATGGTCGAGGTCAATCAGGCTCTGAACAACACTATTGGCGGTACGTGGTATGTGCTGGCTGGTAGCACGCTTGCGTTCTTAACTTCGTCTGTAGTGAATGCAGTTATCAACGCGCTCATTGGTCGAGCGAATACACAAAAGGGCTTTGGTAGCTTTGCTCTTCGGTCTTGGCTGTCTACTATGATTGCTCAGTTCGTAGACAACTTTGTATTTGCGTTGGTCGTAAGTCATGTCTTCTTTGGCTGGTCTATGCTGCAAGTTGTGACGTGCTCGTTCACAGGTTGTATTATGGAGCTGCTGTGCGAAATGATCTTTAGTCCGATTGGATACAAGGTCAGTAAGCAGTGGGAAGCCGAGCATGTTGGACAGACGTATCTAGAGGAGGTAGAGAAGTGAACGTAGTTATCACTGGCACGTCTCGAGGTATCGGCAAGAAGGTTGCTGAGCTATTTCTGAAGCAGGGCAACATGGTGCATGGTATCGATCTGCTGCCTAGCACTATCAAGGACTACAAGTACCAGTACAGACATCACATTGTGAATGCTGCAGATGCGTCTGCACTGCCTGACATTGGTGCTGTGGAGTACCTGATCAACAATGCTGGCAGCTGGGATCAGGACGTTGACAATATTGAGGCTAATCTTGAGACTGTAATCGCGTGCACTGAGAAGTATGGACTGCAGCCTAACATCAAAGCCATTGTCAACATTGCTTCAACCAGCGCGCACAACGGTGCTGAGTTTCCGCGATATGCAGCTGCTAAGGGCGGTGTGCTTGCGTACACTAAGTGGACAGCTGCTGAGGTTGCTAAGTATGGCGCCACGTGCAACAGTATTTCACCCGGCGGTGTAAAGACTTGCTCGAATGCGCACATTTTGCAGAATCCAGAGCTGTACCGAGAGGTGCTGAACGAGACGATGCTCGGTAAGTGGGCAACTCCAGGCGAAATCGCGACTTGGGTGTACTTCGTAGCCACTGTCAACAGAAGCATGACTGCACAGGACATCATCATCGACAACGGAGAGCTGGCTAAGTTCAACTTCGTCTGGTAATACCAAACTCTAAAGGGAGTCACTAACGGAGTATAAATAAGTAGGGTCACCGTGCAAACCGGGAGTATATAGAGCTATAGCCAAGTGGTTAAGGCACGAGACTTTGACTCTCGCATCGCTGGTTCGAGTCCAGCTAGCTCTGCCAGCTCGAAAGAGCAGAATTTATCATCCACCCGAGATGAAGTCGGTACAGGATGGCAACGATAATAGCCTACCCTGGGAAGGTACTTTATGTTGAACCTCGATTTTTCCAGCGTCCCGTCCCGTGAGCCTCTCGATGAAGGCGTGTATGATCTGACCATCGCCAAGATCGAAGAGACCACGAGCAGCACCGGCAATCCCATGCTGAAGGTTGAGTACGACGTCAACGGCGTCGAAGGCAAGCGTAAGCTGTGGGACAACTACGTTCTGATCGACAAGTGCCTGTGGAAGGTCAAGGAGCTGTTCGATGCTCTGGGCATTGACACCAGCGAGCTGGTCGAGATGGATGTCAGCGAACTGCTTGGCATGCAGGTCAAGGCCAAGGTCGTTCAGGAGACCTACAACGGCGATATCGTCAACAGAATCAAGAGGGTTATGCCGGCTTGATACTACATGGAGCGGCGAGGTAACTCGTCGCTCCAATTAGCAGAGGAGGGATATATTGGCCCTTATTTACGACGAGTTTATAGCGTTCACCTCGTCGTCAGGTGACCAGCTATACGCAAACTGCCCTTTCCATCCAGACAAGACGCCTTCATTTACAGTCAACACGACTACGCATGAGTGGTACTGCCATGGGTGTAATAAGGGTGGTTCGGAGAAGGAGTTCTTAGCAGAGTACTTCGATGTGGAGCCAAAGATCGGCAAGTATGCATTTGAGTACTGGGAGACTAAGGGCACCTTGCCATTTCCAACAGAGCAGCAAGTTGAGAAGTATCATCAACAGTTGCTCAAGAGTCCGAAGGACTTAGCTATTCTGCAAAGTTTTGGCATTACTCAGCAAACAATAGAGGAGTTGAAGTTGGGGCTAGACGATTTCAGAATTATCTTCCCAATCAAATCCAGACGTGGTTACTGGGTCAATCTTCGTCGGTATCTGCCTCCTCAACGTAGAATTGCCGAAACGAAAGAGCCAAAGTGCTTGAATGTTCGAGGTCTTGGACAAAGACGCTACTGGCCTTACATAGCGTTTGACAAGTCTGAGATTGTAATTGTTGAGGGCGAGAAGGATTGTGCTGCGGCTAGGTCACAGGGTTTAAACGCTGTAACTGGTACAGGCGGTAGCTCAATTCCATCGGATGAGATTAGCTTATTCAGCGGCAAAGATGTTGTGCTTATGCTGGATGCTGATACAGTTGGTCAGCGGTCCGTAAACACATACATTCAGCTCTTGAAGCCGATTGCTGCTAGTATCCGTATTATTAGACTTCCGCAGAAAGATTTTGTTGACTACTACACGTCGTGTCAACTTACTGGCACAACTGTTGATGTATGGCAGTACGCTTCAACATATCTCGAGTACGAGAAACTCAAGGCTGCGACAGAGGCTCAAGATGTATCTCTTGTTCGCAGTGAGTTTACAGAGCATCTGAACTCGTGGATGAAGTTGAGAGGTATGAGTGTAGTAGGTGTTGAGCCTAAAATCTACACAGTGCCTGTAAAGTTAAGATGTGTGTGCGGCAATGCAAATTGCAGTAAGCCATGTCCGCTAGCTTTTGCGTCCACGAATGACGACCTGACTCAGACAATCGATGTAGATCCTCGTCAACTTTTGCGCTTTATGAACTCGCCTGACTCGGCGCAAGATAGCTATGCTCGTCAAGTTTTTGGCTGTAAATCAGTACATGCTGAAGCAGTTGATCTAATCAACTGTCAGAAGCTAATCTTCCAGGAGAGTGCGAGCTTCATTGATGGTCTCGAGGAAGCTTCGTTCGAGAATCGCTACGGTGTCTATCTGTACACTGATTACAGATTGAACGCTACCATGAAGTACGACTTCGAGGCTTGCAGAGTCACTGATCCCACCACTCAACAGAACTACTACTTGATTCGAGATGCAGAGTGTGTAACAGCTGTTCAACCTAACATTGAACCTGAGTTAATTGCTCGATTCAGACAGGCTGGTGCTAAAGCTCATTCTGCGATGGATCTGATCAATACGTACTACGAAGAGTGGATGCCTTCTTTGGGTATTGAAGGTAGACCTGATCTGTTCGGTGCTATTCTTCTGACGTACTGCTCCGTAACTGAGATACCCTGGCAGGGTGGTGTTATCAAGGGCTGGCTAGACACGATGTGCATTGGCGATACTCGTACCGGCAAGTCTCAGATGGCTCAACGTTTTGTTAAGGTGCTGGGCATGGGTGGTTATATTAACGGTGAGAATGCTCGGCGCACAGGTGTCATTGGTGGTGTTCAACGATTCGGCGATAGCTGGGTTGTAACCTGGGGCGCAATACCAATGAACGATCGCGGTTTGTTAATGATTGACGAGGCCTCCGGCTTGGAGGTTGAGGACATCAAGGATCTTTCCTCAACAAGATCGAGTGGTGCTGTTACCCTCAACAAGATTGTCAAGGGCGAAGCTAGAGCTAGAACACGTCTGTTGTGGTTCAGCAACCCGCGCAACGGTCGCAACTTGTCTGACTTCTACTGGAAGGGTTTTGGAGCATTCCAAGAGTTTATTCCAGTCATGGAGGACCAGGCTCGATTCGATCTTGTGATTTCAGCTGCCCGCGAGGACGTTGACGTGCTGGGCGATTTCGACTACGATACTCCTGTACAGGTTGGTCCATGGAGAGCGTTGTTTAGCTTAGCATGGAGTATTGAGGCTGACGACATCAAGATTACATCTGAGGCTAAGGCAGAGGTTAGAGCTTGTGCTAAGGACTTGAATGCAAAGCTTGGTGGCGGCTCGTTGATTGTAGGTGTTGCAGTGCATGAGAAGTTACTCAGGCTTGCATGTGCTTTTGCTATTGCGAGTGGTTCGTACGACCCTGTGACTGGCTGGTTGCAAGTTGATGCTCGATATGTTCGCTGGGCCGAGGAGTTCCTGGAGGTAACACTCAACAAGCCCTCAATGGCATATGGCGATTACATTCGAGAGTTCAAGAGAGCCCAGGCTAAGCGGGCAGACAATATGCAGTTTATTCGCACACTGATTGCAGTTAATCCTGCTATCAAGGCTCTGTTGACCGCATCGAGCTTTAAGGGATTCCAGTTCCAAGAGATCTTAGGCATGAGTAAGGACGAGAGCTCTAAGATCATGTCCGACTTGATTACACGAGGCTTGTTGAGACCTGGACCTTCTGCAAGCTACATTCCGGATAAGCTGTTGATGGAAGTTGCAAAACAAATGGATCTATAACTGCTGGAGGTGTTGTAATGGATAAAGCAGTTGCTGAAAAGTGGTTGACTCGGTACCCTAAACTCGAGAACTTTATCGCTGCTGGCACTATTAGCCTTAAGGCAGCTAGAGAGATCCTGGATGTGGACAGATACTTTATGTATGATATCTACAAAGAGTTGCTGGCTGGCGGTGTAGTTACTGCTAGTGGTACAAATGCTTGGCGTGCTACAGCTGAGTTGAAAGAATACTTGAAGGAGCGAAAAGAGAATGCAAACGCAGAAAATTGACACTTATGTGCGCAACTCATTGGAGCAAGCGCCTCGGTTGAAGCATTTGCTCGAGTTCGAGGATGCTAAGCTGCATCCTGGTATGGAACCGAAACTGCTCAACTTTGCCTGCTTGGGCTTGGCTGAGGAAGCTGGCGAGGTCGCGGGCCTTGCGACGCGTGAGCTGTGGAAGCAGATACCGCAAAATCCGGATAACTGGTTGGAAGAGCTGGGCGATGTGCTGTGGTATCTTACAGCTGTAGCAGCATGCCGAGGCTATACATTGGAAGATCTGTACAACTACAATGTGAAGAAACTGGAGGATCGTTATGGTAAATGATAATGTAAATCATCCGAGTCACTACACCCGTGGCAAGATTGAAGTCATCCGCATCATGGAAGATCAGCTTACGCCTGAGGAGTATCGTGGTTATGCCAAGGGGCAGGTTCTGAAGTATATCACGCGAGAGCGTGGTAAGAATGGCCTCGAAGATCTGAAGAAAGCTCAGTGGTATCTCAATCGACTGATCGCGTATCTGGACAAGCAGGAGGCACAGAATGATTGAAGCTAAAGCTGGTACTCGTGTAACACTGTTGAAAGCTCCAACCGATGAAGACTGGAAAGAGGTCAATCGCAGAGCTCGGACGACAGTGGGGTACACTGAAGGCGTAGTTCCCTCAACAGAATGGCGTCATGCTATTCTGAGAGCTCGGCACAGTCCTATTCGATATCTGCGCTGGTCTTTTCTGATTGAGGATGTGCCGTATTGGGTAGCTTGCGAATTGCGCACGCATGTGCACGATATGCCGTATGTTGCGGACTTCGGTGTTTACATTCGGAGTCAGCGTAACGATCGGCAGGACAAGTACGATCGAAATGCAGCAAGACAAGATGCTGCAGTCAACATGATCATGGATTGCAATGGTGAGCAGATTCAAGTGCTTGCAAATAAGCGTCTGTGCAATCAGGCTACAGCTGAAGCTCGAGCTATAGTTCGCGAGATGTGTGATGCAGTTGAGCGTGTTGAAAAAGCATACATTGGGCTACTTGTGCCGATGTGTGGCTACTGTGGCGGTATTTGCCATGAGATGAAACCGTGTGGACGGCCGTGGAGGATTTACCATGATTAAGACATACCATGAAGCTCCTAAGAGCATTTTTCACCAGGTGCAAGAGTTGACAGATGGCGATTATGCTCTAGTACATCTGTTCGAAGAGGATCGACAGTACTACGAGCTGTTCCAGGAGGCGTTGCGCAAGGGTCGTGACGTGATTCTGGACAACAGTGTATTCGAGCTAGGCGAAGCGTTCAACGCAGACACGTTTGCATACTGGGTCTACGCTTTAAGTCCTACCTGGTACATCGTACCTGATGTTCTGGAAGATGCAGATGCCACAATCGACCGCTTCTTCGACTTCATCAAGCAATATCCTGACCTGCCTGGTAAGCGAATCGGAGTTGTGCAGGGTAAGAACTACGACGATTTTGTGCGGTGCTATAAAGTTATTGCACCGTACTGCGACAAGATCGGCGTTAGCTTCGACTGCTCTTGGTATGAGACTGGCTGCAAGGGTGCTACACGTTGGTTGAGACTTGCAGCAGGTCGGTTGAGAACGTTAATCGAGATGGATGAGCAGCGTGTGATTGATCGCTCCAAGCCGCATCATCTGCTGGGCGTGGCTGTGCCTCAAGATTTGAGCTGCTACTGCGCGTTGCAGCAGGGCGGAGGATTCAACTGGATCGACTCTGTGGATACTAGCAATCCAGTTGTACATGGTCTTGCTGGTGTCGAGTACGGTCCTTCTGGTTTGCAGGACAAGGAAACTCGAAAACTGTACACCATGATCAACGAAGACGTGTCGCCAGATCAGTGGACGCATATTGAGCGTAACATTAAAGCGTTTAGGGGGTTCTGTAATGGGGCTGAATAAGACTTGGTATGCAATGTTCTCGCATACTGGAAAGGAGATCGAAGCTGTCTCAGAAAGACTTGGTCGTAAGCCAGATGCTATCTATACGAACAATCTCGAGTACAACGGACAGCTACTGCCGAGAGTCTGGTTTGGTCCACACGGTAGTATTCTGGAGAATAGTATCGGTATTCTGAGACCGAATAGTGTACTGACGCTGCATGGCTATAATCGCATCCTGCCTAAGTGGTATGTAGAGTATCTGAAAGAGCATAACATCAAGTGCTACAACCTGCATCCTGCACCCATTCAGCTATATAAAGATCTGAAGGGCAAGGATCCTCAGGAGAGACTCTTTGAGGGCATTCACGAGGGTCGTTACCTATACATCGGCAATGTTATTCATGAGGTTATACCGGAAGTCGATTCCGGTGAGATTCTAGCTTGGGATTTGATGCCTGTCAACGCTGGCTCTGCAGTGTGCCGTAGCGTTGATTCTCTTAGCAAGTCTCTACATTCTGCTGCTACAGTTCTTTGGTCAGAATTTTTGAAGGAGGCTTTATCCGATGGATAAAATCGTTCAACAGATCGCGCCTAACATGCCGGAAGACCGGCATGTTAAGGCTACTAGAGATGTCATGTCTTGGTACAAGATCGTATGGTCAACAAAGACGTTGCTTGTACCTCCGACTAACATTCTGCGTACCAACATGATGCAACTGGAGCACTTTTCGGAAGCTGTAAAAGCTTTTGAAACTATGGACTTCACGAGTCCAAAGTACAAATGGGATGACAAGGATCTGGTACTGGATTCAGTCACTGGATTGCAGCCTTATACTCTTTGTGAAGCGCTGAAGAAGCTTCCTGATCTCGCTCGACAGTATGATGGCTGGCTTGCTTGCGATATTGAGACTCGTAGAGTTGAGTGGGAAGACAATATGCTGCTGTCCATTGGCTTTGCATATGGTCCTAGTCACTGCTTGGCTATTTACGACATCCCGATTGTCGGTGCTAAGACTACAATGCAGCACAATCCTAAAGTCTGGGAAGCGTTGCAGACAGTTTTCAGTCAGCCTGACATCAAGTATGTCTGGCACAACGGCAAGTTCGACTGCGGCAGACTTAAGTACCTGTGCAACTTGGACGCTCATGTTGATGAGGACACTATGCTTCAGCATTTCGCTTGCATCAATGAGAAGCAAGGCACACATGGTCTGAAAGACCTTGGTCAACTTTACTTACAGGCTCCTGCTTGGGACGATGAACTGGATCAGTTGAAACGCAACTGGTGTAAGCAGCGTAGAGTTCCGTTGAAGGAGTTCATGTATGACTACATTCCAACAGAGACGTTGATCCCATACATGCAACGAGATTGCATCGCAACATATCGACTTCATCAATGCTTTAATGAGTTGATGAGACCGGGCTCTGACTTCATCTATCACCAGCTGTGCAGAGCCTCTACAGCCTATGGCGCTGTTGAACTTGCAGGTGCACGCATCGATTTGGACTATCTGGAAGAGCTGGAAGCTGAGCTGGATAAGCTGATTGTTGAGTCGAAAGCCCGTCTGGCCAAAGTTGCGGGTAAGTACTGGAACCCTCTGCTGTATGGTGCTGCAACTGGAGCTAAGGTAAAGCCGGATATGGAGTTCAGTCCGAAGTCTCCTAAGCAGCTGAAATGGATGCTGGGCGAGGTCGTGGGTCATCCTGTACCAGGTACTGATGCAGAGACTATGCAGATGTTGATGGAAGAGGTTGAGTCTAAAGACGATGCCGATGCTAAGGAGTTCATGGAATCCATCTTAGCGGTACGAAAGTACAGTAAGTATCTCGACACTTATGTTGTCGGTATTCGAGACGTGCTGTGCAGGGATAGTCGAGTGCGGTGCACATTCAACCTGCATGGTACAGAGACGGGTCGGCTGAGCAGCTCGAATCCGAATATGCAGAACATTCCTCGCAACAAAATGATCAAAAACCTGATCGTAGCATCACCTGGAACATGCTTGCTTCAACTCGACTACAGCCAGTGTGAGCTTCGAGTGCTTGCGATGCTGAGTAAAGACCCAGCTTTGATTCAGATTTACCAGAGTGGTCAGGACCTGCATGATGCAGTTTGCGATATGATGTTTGGTGAAGGTTCGCATAAAGATAAGGAGTTGCGCAACCTAGCTAAGACAATCAATTTCGGGATCGCATATGGGCGTGGTGCTGGATCCATTGCAACTAAGTTTAAGAAGAGCATGCGCGAAGCTCAGAGCATTATTGATAAGTGGTTTGCTCCTATGCCTAAGGTGAAGGAGTACATTATGAATCGACGCAAAATGGCCACGAGAGGTGAGCCTTGCGTTACGATCTTCGGACGTGAGAGACATTTCGTGCTGACAGATTCTGAGCTCAATCATATTCAGAATGAATATATCAACACGCCAATTCAAGGCACAGCTTCTGACTTTGCAATGTTCTCGTTGATGAACATCTACGATTACTTGCAGCAGAATTGGAAGAGTCGAGCTCAAATTGTTGCGACGGTTCATGACTCAATTATTATCGAGGTTGAGGATAAGCCAGAGGTGCTGAAGACAATCGGCAACAAGTGTGTTGAGTTGATGGCAACTACGCCGCTGCAGTACGTGCCTGACTGTCCTGTACCGTTCGTAGCTGATGCAGAGATTGGCTATAAGTGGGGCGAGATGTATAAGCTGGACATGGAAACTGGCTTACCGAAGCCGAAGGAGTAATGCTACTGTGAAGATATTACCGTATACAAATGACAAGTACATTAAGGTACTCGATCCGCCGGATCCAAGTATGCTGCTTGGTTGGAGACAGCGTAAGGGCGAACCTTGGGTCATTGCGGAGAACAATCTTGTCAACCGAATCGTTTTAGGTATCTTCAACGATAGAGAGCTGCGTCGTACACCAGACAATCTTCAACAGCGAATGGACCAGCTTAACGCAGACCAATTGAAACCCTATCAGGTTGATGATGTGATGAGTATGCTTGCTTTACCCCATTGTCTCAATGCGAATCCCATGGGTTTAGGCAAGACAATAGAAGCAATTAAGCTGCTTCAACAAAGCGGAGCTCCCACGGCTCTCATTGTGACACCCAAGATTATAAGATATCAATGGCAAGACCAATTGAAGCGCTGGGCGGACATTGATGCTCATGTGTACGAAAACGGCTGCAAAGTGACTCCAGGATTCTGGATTGTCAACTATGACAAGCTGCGCAATGAAGCTACGTTGTTGAAGTTCAGAGCATTTCAGTGGAGCTATCTAATTGTGGACGAGGCGCACAAGATAAAGAGTCGCTCCTCTCAACAGACTAAAGCAGTCAAGTCTATTCCAGCTCGACATAGAGTTGCGTTGACAGGTACGCCCATCTTACGTTATGTTGACGATCTGTGGAGTATCCTCAACTTTCTGGATCCGAGTTATGCTTGCAATAGCTACTATGCTTTTGTTGAGTACTTCTGTAAGATTCAGCGTACACCGTGGGGAGATCGAATTGTAGGCTTGACTGATGATGCTCGGCATACAGCAATACTGAATCAGTTGCTGGACCTTATATGCATTCGCAATAGTGCAGTTGAGGTTGCACATGGTAAGACTCGCGAAGTTATCAAGCTGCCGATGAGCAAAAAGCAGCGAGAGCTTTACCGAAAGGAGAAACAGCTACTGCTGGATGAGCTACCAGAGCAGCTGACTATACCGAATGGTGCTGTGCTTACACTTCGGTTGATGCAGACAACATCCTGGCCTGGTTTGTACTTAGGCGCTGACGAGCCTGGTCCGAAGTTTGAGTGGATCTTAGAAACCTGTCTCAACAATCCGAAAGAGAAATTCGTAGTGTTCTCTGTGTTCGAAAAGACGATATCTGCATTGGTTGAGTACCTTACAGCTAATAAGGTTGAGGCGGTTAAGATTACTGGTCAACAATCTGCAGAGCAGAATGAGTTGAGTAAACGCTGTTTTGTTGAACGGGGTGCTCAGGTGCTTGCAGGTACGATTGGTGCTATGGGTCAGGGCTACGATGGTTTGCAGCAGGTTTGTAGATTGATGATCTTTATCGACCGAGATTGGTCACCTGAGATTCTCAACCAGGCTGAAGATAGGTTGAGACGAATGGGCCAGGACAATCCAGTTACCATTTACTATCTAGAGTGCACTGGCTCGTTCGATCAACATGTCGGTAGAATCAATCGTAACAAAGCAGAGGACATAAGGGAGGCTTTAGCTGATGAGTAATCATTTAGACATACTAGCTTTTGATCCTGGAGAGAGCACTGGTTGGTGCGTTCGAAGCTGGATTGTACATGGCAGTCAGCCTGGAGCGTATGAGTACTTCGGCGGCACGTTGCCGAAAGATCATCAACGAGTCGCTGGTTTAATCTGCCAGTGGGCTCCGCAGATTGTAGTACTAGAGCGTTTCAACCTCTATCCGCAAATGGCAAAGTCGTTGGCGTGGAACAGCTTTTACCCATGTGAGGTAATCGGCGTGATCAAGTATATGTGTGCTGAAATGGGCATTCAGGTTGTTGAGCAGGCACCGAGTGTGAAAAAGTACTTCGGTGGTTTCCAAGCTGACTGGGAGCAGGTAAAAGAAACGCCCGATTTTAAGTTGACTGAGCATGTTAAAGATGCTTATCAACACTTAAAATATTTTGAGCGTAATGGGTTAAAGAAATTTAGAGTATAAAGAGGGGCCTGGGCAATAGCCCAGGTCCCTCTATTTAGTTAGTCGAGAAAGTACTTCTCAACCTTGAAGGGGTTTGCATCAGGGTCGTGGATGAAGTCACACGCTAAGATGAAGTCTTGATCCATTTCACACACCTCTGGTTCGAGGAGTTACTGTAATGAGCTTAGTCTGCAGATCGTTGCGCTGCTGAATGCGCTGATCAGAAGGCAGGTCGTTCCACTGCTGACCAATTTCTCTGAAGTTGATGCTAGCGGGGAAGCCTTTGTAATGATCACGCATGACAGCAAGGTTGACCATGAAGTGCGTCAGAGCTACAGCAGGCGTGCAGCTTTGTTTGATAGCGTAGTTACGGATAACCTGCTCGTAACTCATAAGGTTGGGAATCATCATTAAGCTCCTTTCTCCTGTTTGCTGTGAGGCAGTCTGTTGACCTCAAGCATTAAGTTGTCCAGGTAACCATTACCATCGAGCGATGTGTGGTACACTTCATGCATCTTGATCAAATCCTCATATTCATCACGAGTAACGTAGCCCCGTTCAACAAAATGGTTGCCGAGGTACTTGATCCGTTCATAGAGCAGAATGCGAACACCAGACTCGATACCGTTGTTCTTCTTCTGACGTGCCAATAGCAAAGTGAACACGCCAGAGATAATAGCTGCAAGAGCACTGCTACTAAGAGCAGCAATCAGAATGTTCATGTCACTTCTCCTTTGTCGTAAACACAGCGATGTTGCCCTGATTACCGATCTTGAGATTCAGTGCTGCAGCAAAATCTCGAGCGTTAATGTAGTTGGAGCCGTCCTTGAGAATTCTCTTGACAGCTACTTCCTTCCCATCAACGATAACTTTAGAAGTCTCAACCACTTCGTCCACCTCCTTCAACAGTTTTTTGAAGTCTGCCCATTTCTTTTCGTCGATCAAAGGCTCAGGGCATCTCTTCTTACTAACGTCATAATGCCGTACAGCATACTTGACGTTAGGCAGCTTCTTTAACAGCATCTGATACAAGCGTGCCGCATTCTCCATGGTCTGTTGAGGAATGTAGTACTTACCAGATGAATCGGTGTGACTGACCATTTCGATGCTGACAGAGTTGTAGTTGTTGACGAACTTGCCGCACGTGCCGCCCCAACCATCGCCAACAGACCAGGCAACAGTATCCAGAGGTACGCATTCGTAGACAACGTTGTTCTCATCGACACAGTAGTGAGCAGATGCTGCTCTACCTTCACTGCCATTTGCGAAGTACCGGGCATTGCCCTTAGCTGTCGCTGAGGTACCTGTGTTCGCGGTATAGTGGAACACGATAGCTTCAATAGCTGTTAGAGGACGCTTGCCACCATGCCGACTTGCTTTGATGGTATTATTGATGATTAGTTTCATTCAGCATCACCTTTCGTAGCAAGAATGTCCTGAACTTTCTGACTCTGAGTACCAAAGTAGAAAGCAATGACGACAGTGTAAACTACCATGAACTCTTGAGTGATCTGCTTTGTGATTGCAAGATATGCAAACACAGCAGTCAGAATAAGAGTGACGATAGACTTAACACTGCATAGGGCTGCGAGTCTTTTTTTCAGATAACTATTCATTGTTTGAATCTCCTTTCTTTGCAAAGATTTTTTTCACCATACCGAGCAGCAGTTCGCCTCCGAATGCAGCAGCTATAAATGTAGCTTCTGTTGACCAATCTAAGGCTTGCAGCAGCTCGATCATAGTTTTGTTGAAAATGGCCTGAATGTAGGCACCAACGAATACGAGCAGCTTTGTACCTACAATGATGTAGCCCGTCAACTGCAGTGCTTGAATGCACTGCACGACGATGAGACGCATCATCTCATTTTTATTCCATCGCTCTTTGTACTTAAGCATTGGCCATTTTAATGTAGGTGCTTGTATCGGCTGAGTAGCTTACTTTTGGTAAAGTAGTACCGCCGAGTACAGCGTATAGGTCTGGATACTCTGTCTGCGAGAAAGTTGAGCCGTCGCACCCATGCCAAGGCGCCTCTAGTTGTCGTACAGTTACGAGCATGTCGCCAACTTTATAACGCTGTTCAGCCATTTTATCCAGAGCTTGGTTGACTGTGGGGTCTGCAGGAGCGTCGCCTGCTGTCCAGATTTGCTGCGCGGTTGCTATCGTCAACAGATTGTTCGCAATAAGTAGTGTTTCCTCAGCTAGAGGCTCATCCTCAAGTCTAATCCACTGGTATCGAACAAGTTGGCCATTTGCACCGTATACGCCATATCGAACAGCACCGTTTGCTAGATTATTAGTACCTACTCTATCGTGCATGACTTATTCCTCCACGGCTTTGATGTAGGCGTGACTGCGGCTGTCCGGGGTGATTGTTGGAATTTTCTTTGCATCGTATGTAAAATCCCTATAGATGTTCTGTGTAGTCGGCCCACTAGACTTCAGCGAACCAACTACTAGTCCCGAGTCGTTACCTGCGAACATCTCGACCTCTTTGATAACATCTGCAACCAAGAAGTTTTGCGTGATGTCATCTGTGTACAAGATTACGGGGGTGCCATTCGATGCCTCCGTAGCCGGTGTTAGTGCGGACACAAATATCATGCCGTCCGATATGTATAGCCAGCTTTGATACTCCTTGCCTGAGACCTCACTGGTCGAAGGGCGATACGTTGTCTGCTTTTCGGTAAATGAAGCTCCACCGTTTGTAGAGTACAGATAACGACTTTGACTTCCTCCTAAGCCGAAAGCAACAATAATGGGCCCTTTGGCGCATATACTGTTGTACTGCCCTTGAACAGTGCTGATAATTTTCCAGGAATCGTAATCGGTAGGAGTCACTGTGCGCGCCAATTTGTAAGCTGTACTGCTCTCGGATGTTCCTTTTGCACCATAGAAATAGCCATCGTCTTCATTGTAGACAATGCTCTTTACAGTTTTGGATATTACTGGCGTACCAGTGTATGATCCAAACGATGCAGTAGGCCAATCGTTTGTTGTCAGCAGGTTGTTTGAATAGCAAATGCCAGTCCGGACACCGCCAACTACGTAATAAGTTGAACCATCGGAAATGATATCTTCATTCAACTCCTGCGGTGTCGCGTTAGATGCATGCCATCCAACAGACGCAGGCATTGTCCACGGTCCTCCTGGCTGATTTGCATAGGCGACAAACACTGTATATTGCTGCGTAGACTCGATTGTAGCGATACACACATACTTCTGCTCAAAGTAATGTACCGGCCCCATCTTAAAAGCATTATTTGGCGCTTGGGCCGTATGCCATGTGACCATATTGTCATCAGAGTACCAGAGATTAACTTGCCCGTAGTCTACGGCTTGCGTGTACTGCATTCTCGAGCGGAACCACACGCCATTGGCGTAAGATATCACGTCGCCGTCTGTGCTGTCATTAGTGCTGGAATTAACTACCTGCGTTTCCCAATTACCTTGACTCGCGGTCGTACGGAGGATATTAAAAAGCTCTGGATAATCCGCCTGTGTAATGTATCTTCCATCGCAGGGAAGCCACGCAGAGGACGGGGCCTGCCGAGCAGACAAGTCTATATCGCCAACGCGTGCTGTGCCTTCCGTCAACTTACTCAAAGCATCGTTGACAGTGGGATCATCAGGCTTAGTTGCGCCACGCCAGATCTTAGCAGCGGTAGCATCCGACAGTAAATTAGCCTTGTTGAGAGGGGTGCCCTCAACTGTAGGTGCATCTTCGCGCTTCATGTACTCGTAGCGAAGTAGCTGGCCTGCTTCATCGTATATGCCATACCGAATAGCTCCGTTATCCAGAATTTGAGTAGGTTGCCGGTCTTTCATATTAAACCTCCCACGCAACATTCAGCTGCATTTGTGTACTTAAACGCTGCTTTTACATTTTTTATAAGCTGATCGCATACCTGCAGTATCCGCTCTATGTCATTAGCCTGCTGCCAGGTCAACTTACTGATCGCAGGAGCGCTTGCTGTACCTTCAGGAACCACCAAAGCATTGCGTACACTAGAGATCTGTTGAGCATACTGTTGAATCTGAGTTAGTGTTGGAATGTCGGTATATACCCAATCTGTTTTTGCTGTCCAGTTGAGCATAGCGCCGCAGTCATGCACTAGCATCTGTCTAAGGTAGTTAAGAGCTGTGCCCACTCGATTCATATCAGAGGCATTGTATGCGCCCTTCGAATCGAGCAACCAGGCTTCCTGCTCAGCAGTACTCATCGCTGCGAAGTCTTTAGCCATCAATGCCTTAAGTTTGGTCACATCGGTCGCAGTTCGATCCGTGATCAGTGTGTCAATAATGCTCACGAGTTATGCACCTCCAGTGTGCCTTCAAAACCACCGTTGAAGCTCAATTTAGTCTTCGTCACGTCTCCAGTGAAGTCACCATACAACGAAGACACGTTAATCTGATCGGTAACTTCAATATCAGGATAGCCCAAGTAGGGAATGGTTGTGGTGGTTCGTTTCAGGTAGTAATTTTTTGTTGCCGCAGCAACAGCCTGTAAGGTGTTCATCTCGGTAATCAAAGCGTTGTCAACCGACACTTCAAGACCATCAGTGATGTTGGGATCGTTGTAGGTCTCAAACCATGTTGTAGAGTCTTCAATTACGGTGCCTGTGATTTCGATGGAGACATCTGTCTCAGCTGCCGGCGCTTGAATAACTAGGATGCCAGCACGAGCGTAGAATGTGCTAGACTTCAGAGTTGCGCCCTCGATAGTTACAGATGGATTTTGTACAATATTGCCGCTGTCAAACTCGATCTGTAACGTTACTGTACCCTGCAGAGAGCCGTCGAACGAGTACACAACTTCAGGTTGATCTTTTGCAGCGAACGTATGCAGCCCAACCTTAATGCTCTTCAACCGGTCCGCTACGCTGTAGGAGGGATCACCAAGCTGTTGTTTTTGACTAATGGTGTACGGACTCTCTGCATCTGGTTTGTGGATACGCACGTAGCCATTAGTAACATTGACGTCAAGGCAGCAGCCAGTTGCATTAGCAATTAACTGCATTAAGGCTTTCTCTGTGTCGAGAGGTAGAGGCGCTCTGGTTTTTAAAGTCGCTAATGTCTCATCCAGTTCCCAAGGCTGCTCAGACGCACCCTCTTTGATTACACTGCTGTTACGCATAAGCGTATTTGCAACCTGTTGGAAGGTTGAGGCAACGCCAGTGTACATACCGTAGATATACTTTCGAGACATAAACTGTAGTCTGTTGATCGCGGTCAGCCGTACAACACGCTCATCTGCAGGCACGGACCACTTGCTAAGGTACATTGGCCATTCATCCAGCCACTCAACAATACCGTAGGACGTTTCAAATCCCCATTTCACTTTCAACTGCTGTTGACGTGCCAGGAACGCTGCTACGCCAGTCTTAAGTGTGGGGTCGAATTCTCGGTCGTAATTGGTCGCAACTAACGAGCACTGTTGAGAGGGAAGATCACTGCTCAGCAGGTTAGCAGATGCTTCGTAGTCCATGCTCTGGATACGATCGTTATAGAACTCAATTAGCTTGCCGAATAGCACAAATTCCACTCTAGCTCGCCAATGAGGCTTGCTCCAGCCATGAAATGTCACTTTGATGATTCGCACATTAGACATGCTCAGCTCGTAGAAACCATCAGAGGCTGGCGGATCTGTAATGTGTTTGGTCGCGACTAACTCGTTAGAGTTATTATACCCCTCGAATGTGAAATCTGTTGCCCAGGAAGAAGTCTGCCGATCCCAGCGAATGTACAGTCCGAACAGGTCGTATGCCTGATCGAAGGTGAACTGGAATATCGTAGCAGTGCTATCCTCAACAGGCTCCTTAGACCACCAACCCATTCTGTTGAGAGGGGTGTTTCGGTCGTTAACTGGTATAGCACTGCCATCCAGACACCACCTATTATGCTCTAAAGAGAGCACGGGCACTTCAGGTACCTTCTGGCGTTCGATAACGTCAGATGCACGTGTCCACGGGCATGATGTAACCGACGATACGGTCGTATGCTCAGTAATTCCAGGAGGAGCTACAGCAAGTTCGACTCGCATATAACCTGGATACCGGAATTGAGCTTGAATTGCCTCCTGCCAGGCTGTTGATACAGGTAAACTCATTATGAACCCTCTCCTGTGTCAATCACGTTTGCAGAGCATTCAACATACGCAGTTGGTACGCCATTAGCGTCGACGTCAAATGCTTTGTCTGTTCTATCGCCGATGTAACACTTACGTGTAATCTTCGTACCTGCAACTCTACTGTAGTATGTAAAGTTGAAGAAGAAGTTCTGGTCCCAGAAACGAAGCATCTGCTCCCAGATGTCCTTAGGCAGGTAGTTCCACTGCATCTCTGTCTTGTCCTGGTCTCTACCAATCTTTTGCGCTACGACAACTGCATTAGCATTACGACCAGAGTTGACTAGAGTTGCAATTAAGTTGGAACCAGATGCTTTGTCTGGATTAGGGATGTTGATGACAGTCCCTCCGTTGAGGGACTGCATCGAAAACATAGTTGAAGGTCTAGGCATTAGGTACCTCCTAAAACTACAGGTTGTCTACCTATAAGTGTTTTACCGCGCTCAGATGCTTTATAGGTGTAAGCATCGAACTGCTCCTGGCCAATATAAACATTGACTTGAGGAGTTGCGGAACCTTGAGTTGCTGCGATTTGCGCGAACTTGTTGAGCATTTGATCCATCTGCGGGCTGTTGCCCAACGGTATAACAGCTTCGTTGTGCTTACCTTCACCGATTAAAGCCATCGTCGGCTTCGTCACTACGCCGCCGGTTGCAAAGGGCGTGACTCTACCGCCACCAAAGCCAGTACGATTACCGGTAGCACGCTTCGCAACTTCTGCAGTACGATTGCTACCAAGCAGGCCGCCAGTTAAGTTGTACACGATCTGGTGCCACAGCTCGGAAAAGAAGCTTGAAATAAAGCTAGACAGAACTTCCCATCGCAGTTTCCATTTGAGCTTGAAAGCTTCCATCAACAGTTGAACGAGCTCGAGCATAATCTCGCCCCAGTCCAACGTATCCAGGAAAGCTTCAATGTCTTTGAAAATCGCATTCCAGTCTGCGTTAACTACAAAGCTAACAGCAGCGTCGAGGAAGCCCTCAATCGTACGCTTCAAGGTATCGCCAAATGCAGCCCAATCAATCTCTGCAAAGAACTGGTTCACATACATGGCGATGTCCTTACCAATAGCAATCCAGTTAATTTCAGAGATGAACTTACGCACACTACGCACCATGGTGTTGACAATCGTACCAATAGCTTTAATAGCAGCACCCCAGTCGATCTTGCTAAGAAAAGCCGTTACAGCACTTGCAATCTGGCCAACAAAGGAGCACAACAGGTTAGTTGCGCCAGCCCAGTCAACCTGTTGAATGGTTTTAGTGATCAACACGCCAAGGTTACTAGCAAAAGTCGACCATTTCAGCCCGTCAACAAATCGTTGAGCTTCTACAACTGTATTGTTGATGAAGGTAACAATCTCGTTCTCTACTGCAGGCCAGTTGATCTTATCAACAAATGCGAGTAGCGCCTTGTTGATACCGCTAAGACCTGTAAACAAAGTCAGCGATACGTCAGACCAAGGAATGTTACCAAACAGACCAGCTACATAGTCGTACAGAGCGCTGCCGACCTCTGCCCAGGGGAAAGTATTGACTGCTGTATAGACAGTGTAGAGTGCATTGGTCCACAAGTTGCCAAGTGTTGCGCCGATGCCGCCCCAGTCCAGGGTTGACACGAAGCCTCGAATGCCATCCGTGATGTTGGTGATTACACGCTCGATTTTAGCCATGAACTTCTCGGGCTTGGTGTTGTCAAACGCCCACTGGATGCCCTTGTTCATCAGGTTAGCAATTTCAGCACCAAAGCCTTTAAAGTCTGCTTTCTTCCACATGTTGACCAGGCGCTGCATAAACCCGTCAGTGGACATTTGAATCTTGCTGCCGTCCCAGGTCAGGCCGAACACTTCAAGAATGGCATCACGCACCTGATTGGCTTTAATCCTAACCTTGTCGAACGAAGAAGACAAGCGCTCAATCTCAGCAAGCAGCTTGGGATCCATTTCGGTGCCAATAGCACCGCCAGAGCCACCGCCAGAGCTCTTCGAAGCTTTTTCTTGCAGAATGTTCAACTCGTCGAACGGCGCTAGCAGGTTGTCAATGTCCTTCTTGGCTGACGCAGCAGCATCGCCAACACCTTCAAGAGCGTCAGCTTCATCTTCGGCAGCTCCAGCGCCTGCAGTAATAGAGGAGTTGAAGGATCCAAAATCTAGGCCAATTAAAGTACCAATGAAGGTAAGGATAACTCGGATGGCCATCACGATGCCGTTCAACAGCGGTAAAACTTTCTGCAGTACTGGGATGAAGAAGTTGCCAATAGCTCGAGCAAGTTGAGTGATCTGCTCCTTGAAAATACGAATCTGGTTGGCAGGAGACTCAATGGTGTTACTGAAGTCATTCATCGCATTCTTGGCTTGACGCATCATAGTAACATACCGCAGACCCTGTAGAGTAGCTTCGTTCATTCTAGCGGTGTTACCGTCCATGCCAAGAGAAAGCGCTGTCTGCTTCAACGTAACAGCACGGATATCCATACCGTACTTACGTACAGCACGCGACATGCCCTGCATACCAGAAGCCAGGTTATTCTGAACAGTCTCAATGTCAACATTGAACAGCGAGGAAATGTCATTTGCAGCCTTAGTCAAGCCCATAGACATCGTCTCAGCAGCCTTAGTGTTGCTACCTATAGCATCAGACATCTGATAGAAGTAGCCGACACTAGCGAGGATGTTGCTGGGGTCCATGCCGTACCACTCTTGCATAGCATCGACAAACTTCTGACCAACTTCAGCACTGTTGCCAAGAGCTACCTGGAACAAGTTCAAGTTCTCAGAGAAGTCAATACTTTGCTTGATAGCTTCAGCCAAGCTAACACCAATGCCAGCACCTACAATGTCCTTAAACGCATCCGCAACAGCTCCAGCAGCAGTTGACAGAGCCCCAAAACCTGTAGTCAGATTGCCGACAAGTTGAGTAGCTTTCCGAGCAAGGTCGACAAAAGTGTTTAGACCATCAACAACAGCGTCAACTACTTTAAGGATTACAGTCAGCAACTTGTTGAGCTGATCGATATTCCACTGGATAAACTTTTTCCAAGCATTGTCAACTTTTTTGTACAGGTTGACCAACTGCTTGATCGCGTTGATAATGCCCCGAATAATTGCCAGAACCTGGCTAAGATCTGCAACTGTTGAAGCTCCAGTCAACGCGCCAATCGTATTACCGGAGCCGTCGCCGATAGCTCCAATAGCTCCAGTCAGAGCGTTACCGCCACCGCCTCCACTACCTCCAGCAGCTACTGCTGGCAGTGCTTGGGCACCCTGAGCACTACTACCAGTAACCACTGGTAGTGCTCGTGAAGTGTCGTCTGCTGCTTGTTGGACACGCCTGAAAGCTGCTGCAATTTGACGCATAGCTGAAGCCATTGCGTTGACCTGGTACGTAGTCTGCTCATTGACGTCATTGAAATCAATGTACACAGTGCATAAGCTTCTAACAGCTTTCTGCAACTCTTTAGCAGCATCTACGGCCTGCTTCGTTGCTGCGCCAGTCTGAGTCATTGAAGTAAGACTGTCTTTCAACTTATTAGCTTCAGACACAAGCTGGTTAATTCGCTGCTTTAAGAAGTCTAAACCCGAAGTATCTGGTTCAATCGACTGCTCAGATATAGCTTCCATCTGATATTGAGCTCGCTCCAATATTTTGATTGCTCGATCCGTAGCTCGTTGAAGATCTTCGGTACTACCTGTGTATTCATATCTTACTTCTTCGTAATCAGTTGCCAACACTTCCACCTCCGTTCTTCTTAAACTGAGCTTCTCTGCGAAGGAACTCCTCAACATCAACCTCGGCTACATGCTTTTGAGGCTTACCTTGAGATTGATCCATCTTGTTGATAACGCTCTGCAGGGGCTTAGGGTGAGTTGCGCGCGAATAATATCCAGCCCAGTAGCCTTGTTGAGCGGCTAGCTTTTGCTGATCCAGCAATCTGGTTGAATAGCCGTCAACGCAGGCGTTGAACTGGTCTAGACTCATATCTAATGTTTGCTCAGGCAGCAGACCAATTCTGAAGCCCAAGCTAAACAAGTTATTCCACGTTATTGTTGAGCAGTCGCTTCCTGCTCCGGCTGAGGGTTTGCGTTCTCAACCTCGTCATCTTTGATACCCATGATGCCTTGGATGACGGCTTTCAGCTGAAGCATCATCTGCTTCACGTTGTAGTGATCGAGGTACTCCTCCAGGAACTGCTGTTTTGTGTACTGCGTGCGTGCAGTAGGATTAGCGCACCAGAAGGCTTCATACAGAATGCCGACTTGATCCTCCAGAGTCATGTCGCCAATACTGGCAAACACTTCAGAGTACGGCTTATGGTTGTTCTGGCCCTGTACACGATATGCAACACGAAGTGTAGTAGCCAGCTCATAAGTCTCACCGCCCAGGACAACAGATGTATACTTTTCCATGATATCCTCCAAATGTAGTTTTGTAGTTTTGTTGAGAGGGCGCAACCTCTATGAAGTTGCGCCCTGCTGAGTTAATTAGCCGCCACCGCCCCCGTTGGGCAGGGTCAGAGTGGTTGCACCGGAGCCAGAGATCTCAGACGTCAGAGAAATCTTGTCGTCCGGAGCAGCGCTGATGTCAAAGCTGGCCACATAGCCCGTGCCTTCGAAGTACGTGGTATCGTCCAGGTAGATGCCAATCGTCAACGGGTCACCGCTTTCGAATGCATCGTAGAACTGCTTCTGCGTACCACCAGCAGCCAGAGCTACAGTGCCGTCGATAGATGCAGTCCAGTCCTTGACAGCAGGCACCTTCTCCTTGTACTTCATACCGAACGCGAGAATTTCGATAATTTCCTTATCCAGATTCAGATCCACGCCGGAGATGTAAGCCAAGGTCTTCGCCGACGCGCCAGGGCCAACTTTAACGCTCGCGGTTAAACCGGTAAAAGGCTTTTCAGTCGCAGGCATTCAAATCACTCCTTTATAATGGTGTTAAAAGTTACTTGGAACTCGTGTAGCTTTTCAGGACTCCGACCCAAGTAAATCGGAGTACCAACCAGAAGAACATTCAGCAGCTTATCATCGTGATATCGATGCAAGATCTCTTTTACCTCGGTAGCCCACTGTTGACCAATCTCGTAAGAGGTGTGACGAATCACAATCTTAACAATCGGTCGCAACATTGAGTTGTTGTGCTGGCTACCGAAGAACTCGGTACTCGTCGCCCCGTCGTACTCCATAACACCAACAATTGTGGTGCTTGTTGCGGGGAGATCTCCAATTACCTTAGGCCAATCACTTGGCAGTAGATCGTAGATATACTCTGCAATCATTTAGGCTTCTTCAACCTCCTCCTGATACGACGTTTCATGTTGTACACTTCCTGCTTGAAGGGATCGCTAATGTAGTGTGCTTTGCCCTTGATAGGATGGTTGAACGTTGTATTCTCATGTTGAATGCCTGCATAATCGTAACCTGTCTCAGATTTTGCACTCGCACCAGCACGGATTCCTTGATGGCCTTTTGTATGCGTAGCATTCACATAGATCGAACGTTCCAGCTGTCCTGTCTTATAAGGAGCTTGAGCAACCGCTTTTGCTTTTATTGCAGCAGCCGTTTTGTCCAGTTCCTCATTGGGCACAGTCTCGAGCGTGTTCAAAAACTTTTTTAAGTTCTTGATCGCTCGTTGCACACTAGCAGTGCCTGTTGCAGAACTGCCTCTAGACATAGCTCTCGTAACCTTCCGTACGACCAAGCTGGTTAGTGTACTCTTCAACTTCTAAGATAGCCTTACCATCGAAGCGGTCGTCAGCATTAACCTCGACGCTCTCGTCGGTAAAGTATCTTGTCGAGCTTCGGAGTACAGCACCAGTATTGGTCTGCACATCTCGAATAACTCTTTCACGACGACATCTAAGTTGACGAGGGGATTCGTAGATCACTTCGCCGAACTTATCCAGCTGAACATTTCCTCTACTGTCTCTCTTAGCACGCTCGAATGTGCAAGTCTGCTTCAGAAATTTCGTCATTCGACTCATACTGGCCTCCTTGCAATTCGATAGCCACCTGACATGAACGGTTGAAGGAGTCGTGCTGCCTTCGCAGATACAATACCATACGAAGTAGTGGATCCCCGTCCCCAGGCACCGGAACTTGTCCTTTCAGACAAATTACCAATGCTGTACGACTCTACTCCCCATTGCCAAAGCTTTTCATAAAATGCGGCATCTTCTGAGGTTGAATCGTCAGACAGCGCAATGGCGTTTTCAACCTGAGCAGCTTTGACACTGTTAGGCACTTCCGTGCTCGGACATCTTGGAAATGCGGTCTGTTGATCTGGTTGAGACTTGTGCCCTGAGAAGGGCAGAGCTTCGATTGATTCAAAGGATCGTTGCAGCAGCACTTCCTTGTCCTCATTACTCAACCCCTCCCAGGTAAACCGCAAGTCATCGGTTGAAAGGAAGTGCGTCGCAACGTACTCGTCTGCGTACGTAACGTCTACGTAGCCAATGTTCGCCACGCGCACTCACCTCCTTAGCCGTTGGACACGATCTGTGCAATCGGGATCAGCTTCGGATCGACAACGACCTTCCACTGAGCAGCCGTGCCCAGCTGAACATCGGACGGGGACGAGCAAACACCGTTCGACACAGTCGGCAGCGTGTAGCTGAAGCCGTTCGGATGCAGCGTCTCACGCAGTCTGGTTGCAAGGACGTTGTAGCCACCAGCGGTCAGAACGGTACGACTGACCTCGACAGGCGTGTCAACGGGAGCCTCAGCGAACTGGATTGCGCCAGCACCAAACAGGTACGTGGTGTAGTCCTTCGCAGTATTGTCCTTCGTATTCGTCGTAACAGGAACACCATCGTCAACAATGACAGTCATGCCATTGTAGTCCGCGATGTTGACAGCTCTCTGAATGCCGGCAGCATCGGTGTACTTCCGGAACTCCAGCAGCTGCTTCTTCGCAAGGTTGAGAGCAACCTTGGAGTGCATGATCGCCAGGGAGAAGATACCGGCGTTGTCGCCAACGGCCTTCTGGATCGCTTCGGCGGCAGACGCTTCGCTAAGCATGTTAGCCTCGCCAGCGGTACCACTCGAGCCAGTAAACACAATGCTGGTCTTGTGGTTCTGCCATGCATCCCAGTAATCGCTATTGTCATCAGTGATGGCAAAAATGCCCTTCATGATGCCGATCAGACGATTCTGGCGCTGCTTGTTCCAGTACTTCGCGACCTGAGCAGAAATCTGCTGCATCGGGTTGGCACCCGAGTTGAAGTCACGAATGAAGTCTTTGTCACGCCAAGCATGCATACGGCCGTAAACAACGCCAGTCTGAGAGCTGCCGGTCGGATCCGAAACAGTCATGTCAGTAGTGCCGTCGTAGTTATCGGCCGTGCCGCCGATCACATTGTAGAACGGAATCGTGTACAGGTTGGAACCGTTCGCAATCATGCGAGCGATTTCACCGTTGCGCTGAACCGCACCGCTATCGATCATAGCAGTACGAGTGGGGTCCTGGGCCGCTTGCCAGTTCATCAGGAAAATTTCCTCATCAAACGGGTAACCAAGAAAAGTACCAGGCATTAAACTCACTCACCTTTCATAAATTTTTTGAAGATCTCAGGGTTAGCTTGCTTGAAAGCGATCTGTTGCGCAACGTCCAACTTCAGGAACGCATCACGCGTCGTCACACCTTCAAACTGGGTACCGCCGTCCTTACCCGTACCGGCAGGAGGAGTAGTCTGCTTAAACAGATAAGCCTTATCGGTCTTAAGCTGAGTCAGCATCTCATCCATACCAACAATCTTGTCGTGCTCGTCCATCGTAATCTTAGTCTTATCCAGCACACTGGAAGACCAAACCATTTCAGGATCCACGACACCGGCTTCACGCAGCTTTGACAGTGCTGCATACTGCATCTTGACTCCACGAATAGCTTCGGCCGCCTGGTCCTTGTACTTCTGCTCTAAAGCAGCAGTGTCTACCGGCGGTACTTCAGGATCATCAGGATCCGTCTTGGGTGGCTTAGGCGTGCTGCCAGGCTCGCCGCTTAAACCAGCAAGTTGATCCCTCAGAGTGTTGCGCTGTGCAATAACCTTGTTCAATCTGGTCCTAGGTACCAGGTCGTAGTCAAAGTCATCGCCCAGAGCATCAGTCACCTGAGCATACATTTCCGGAGTCAGACTCTTCTTCAACGCATCAAGAAACGACATTGAAATTCCTCCCGTTTAACGCCCGTCGGCTCAATATTAGAAACTCTTAAAGAGTTATCTACATGGTTAGAAACAAAATGCAAAAGAGACTCCTAACTTGCCACCGTAGCTGTACTGGTCAAGCATACCTTCTTCGTCAACATAGCGCCAATAGCCCTCGGACGCTTTACCAGTAACCGTACGTGTCCAGTACAGACTGTTCTGACCATCTCGTTGCAGAACCCGTTTTGGTGATGCAGACCCTCCCAAACCTTTAAAGAGATCATACGCAGTGCCTTCATCTGTGAGAGAATACCCCCCAAGCTCACGTTCTGAAAGCAGAAACAGGTCATCCTGTACGGTGAACAATGTGCCAGACCTATTCGCACATTTCTTGTTGACTAACCGCAGCCCAGCCGCAACTTCAGCTGGAAGAATGTTCTTTGTAGACGGTAACACCGACGTTCTAATTGTGCAATCCTTCCAAAAGCCAGTCGTCATTGCACGTGCTGTCTTTAAGCACTCAGCAAGCTGAAATGTAAGTGGAGCCTTCCCAGAGCCGTCGGAGTATTCATCGTGATTCTTCCCTATAATTCTTACCTGGTACGACGTGCCACTTGTCATGGTTATAGTCTTTTTATCTCCAAGCTTCCAACTACTCGGTATCGATTTTGCTTTACACGCATCAATAATCTGCTGCCAAGTGTTGTTTCCGAATGTACTATCAACCAGAACAATCTGAGCTTCGTTCGTTCCAACTACAATAGTAGCTGAACCAGTCAGGCCGTCCTGAGCAGACACTACGCTCCACTCACCCGTCTCATCAACCGTCAGTGTGCAGTTCCCGCTCGCATCTGCTGTGCCAGAAACCGTCTTGCTGCCTTTCGTAGCTGTGACAGTTGCGCCCGCGCTAGTCGTAACAGCAATCTGCAGCTGCGGTGCAGTCATGGTGCCGGTAATAATCTCACCGCTCGCGTCGTGCGCAGTCTCGCCCTGTGCAAGCTTCGCTGCCGTGACGGTGTCCTGTGTCAAATCGAGCTTGACCACGCCGTTGATTTCAACCTTGTTGACTGCCACGATTAAGCACCTACTTTCAGCGTCTGGCCTCCCTGAGCGTTATCGGTATAGGTGACAGGAATTGCAGCAACCGTCACAGAAGACAGATAATTGTAATCAGGACTGTCAGGTGTAACTTCCTGTTGTACGAATGTCGGAGTAACCGTCTTCGCCTGAGGCTTTACGCCTTCAGAACCAGACATGGTGCCTTCAACACCGAGCACTGTAATACCCTCACGGATGTTGGCTGGAATCAACTTTGCAGCCTCATCAGCATCGATAGCAGCATCACCAGAACCGTCGTGAAAACCCATCGGAATAGGCACAGGAGTATCTTTATTGGTGATTTTCAGGTGCTTTGCACCGTTATTGGGCATTGTACCAGTCAGCTTGGAACCTGCCACATATGCTGTCTTATCCTTCAAGATTTCTGCAGCAACGGCAGTTGCATCGCTGGTGTCAGCATCCTTTGTACTGGTACCAACGATAGGTGCGCCAGATTTGTCATGGGCTTTAATACCCGCAGCCAGCTTATCAGGAGTGATATCGTCCTGAGTAAGATCAAGCTTGGTCTCTGTACCAATGATAACCTTGTTTACATACTGATTAGCCATAGTACTCCTCCCCTATAATAAGTGTCTTTCCATCAGCTGTGTTCGAAACCTCAAACTGTGGAATTTTACGAATAGTCACGTCCTTAGACATAACCATATTCTGTGTAGCCATAACTTTATCGTTGTAAGTTGAAGGGGTTACCTCGTAATCGCCCTCATACTTCTCACCAACTACATTGATCAACGACACATCCTGCAGCTGTACCTGAATTGTACTTGGTGCAGCTACATGGACATTGATCTCAGATTGTCCGGTCAGGTTGATCTCAATGCTCAATCACAGCACCTCCCTAGATGTGCTAGCCTCCACATTGATCGGATCTGCCAACGTACCACGCACAACATCGGGAGAACCTGGGAACTTAATTCGGACAATTACCTTCAAGCTAGACTTCGGACTCAACTTGAAGGTCTCCTGTTGAGACAAATACAGCTGATAGCACTCATCCCGATACTCAACATCTCCAGGGTAGTACTTCAGCAAGTTGCCCAAACTAAATTCGATGGTTTCGACATTAGCAGGGAGTATCTCAGTCTTATCTACGAGGAGCTTGAAGGGCAAGTAGTAAGCATCGCCCTGCATAATGGTCATATTACTCACCATCCTCCATATTAGTTGCAGATCTAAAATTATTCAGACCTGTTACGGAGCCCTTAGCGGAGCTATTAACACCAGTACCATCTTGCGGACCAGGGTGATTCGGATCTTCCACCGCGTCGGGTTGAAGAAGCTCTCTTTCGGCTAGGATCATTTGAATCCACTGCTTAGCCTCGTCATTAGATCTATTGAAGTACTCCATGATAGCCTTTTCCAGAGGCATCATCTGAGTTGCGCCGGATGCCAGCTTAGCATTCTCGATGTTCTCACGCGGATCATCGGGCAGACCATCAGCCCACAGTACAGAAATGTTCTCGTACTGAAGCTGCTTGCTCAAACTTGCGAACAGTTGACGAACTGGCCGAGTCAAGGCGTTAGCAATCCGACGAGCCTTTGCAAGAGGGTTGACCATCTTGAAACGCATCGCAGTACCACTAATTGCTTGACTAGATCCATCCTGACCACCAAGCAGAGCAGCACCCATCTCACTCAAAATGTACAGCTGGTTGATCAAGAACTCAAGCTGCTTGAATGCACTCGTAAGCTGGCCATCCCAGGTCATGTACTTTGGCTGCTCCTCACCAGGGGACACAGCAAAGAACTTGCCACTGTGTAGGTGATACTCGCCAGTTCGAGCATCGCATTCCAGCATCGAGACAGGACCTGTAATGTTAGGATCAGCATGCTTGTCCAGGATAGCAGAAATCTGACCAACACGAGCCATAATCTCCGCGAGAATGCTGTCCAGCGGCATGTAATCGTCATAGCCGTACACGCTGTTGGAGGTTGAGAATGCTCGAATATGTTGAACGGCACAGCGATCCAGCCCGGTGGAAGTCCAGCCGCTACTAACCTGATCCAAAATCACACTACCAGACTCGTTCATCTTGTAAATGCGAGTTTCGTATCTACCAGCTTCGGAGGGAGCTGTGCTGTGAATCTGCACATGCAAGTACCAATCAGGTTTAGTCGGATCGCCGGTGACATTCTCACGCCAGCACAGGCAGTGTGCCATAATACTGTTGGTACCGTCCTGCCGAACTACAGGGTACCACTGAGCAGGATCCCAGCAAGTAAAATTGTAGTTACCGTCATAATCTAAGTACAAACGCCACACTGCATCACCGTAACGACTAATGTCGATTACAGTTGAGTACACCTTGGCGTCAAAATCAGAAGTATCGCGTACGTTGCGAATAGTCTCGTTCTCTTCAGCGGATGCACCAGAGATGTTGGGATGCTCACCGCAAACAAGGTCCGCCATCTTAAGAGACATCAAACGCTGATAGTTGAGAAGAGTTGGGAAGGACACAACCTCTTCAAAATTACCAATCACCTGTGAGATGCGCTTCGCACATTGAATATAGCAATTGATACTGTCTACCTGATGCAGATCGTGCGTACGAAATGCAGGGTCTGCAAAATGGTCACCGTCAAACAGTTGAGCATTCTGACAGTAACGCATTACGCGAGGCATCTCGCAAACCGGAGGAAAGCTCTGCCCCGGCTTCAACCAATCAAAATTATAGAGCATACACTTCACTCCTTAAACTTTGTAGACACCAGACATGCCATTCAAAGACTCAGTGTACAGAGCGTACCGGTCAGTATCACAAGCATGGTCATGCTCTTTCAAAGGCTTATCCAGGCCTACTCGTTGAGCATTTGGATCCCACACGTAGGATGCATATTCCTGCTCAGTATTGACGCAAGACTTATCGATAAAGTACTTACCGCATGTCAGACGAGTTGCGACATGTCTGATACCGCTAATGACGTCATTATCAGCATTCAGCACCCGATATCCAAGGCGCATCAAAGCCACTTTCCATGAAGCCGCTGACGGGTCGCAGTACACAGCCCACGGCTTAATGCCGTCAAGCCATTTCTGAAATTCTACAACGAACTCAGCATCGGTTTGCTGCTTCTTACGCTTCTTAGCATCGTAGTAAAACTCACGAACCTTCAGCATTAACGGCATTCCAGATTTATCAGTATCCGGGAACTTAGCATACAAGCCCCAAGACATGACAGTTGAAGTACCGTAGTCACAACCAACCAACCAGCGAATAGCGCTTGGATGCACACCACTCTGCTCAATGTACTTAGCAGTGTCGATCATGTGCTTATCTGCTGCGAACATATCGTATACGCGGCCTTCTGCAGCAACCCAGTTGCCCAGAATCATGCGCTCGTACCAGACGCCAGTGTACATCTGCTTCAAGTCTTCAATGTAGGACTGACTCAAGCTGAGATTGTCCTCCATCAAGAACTTCCAGACTTTTTTGTTGGTGATCTTCGGATTTGTAATGTAATCAGTGTAGAACCAGTGATAAGGACTATCCGGGTTACAGTTGCAGAAGCACATCGCTCCTTCAACTGACAGACGAGCCATCAACTGGTTGAACACGCTCTGCGGATACAAGTTAACCTCATCACACAAAGCTCCAGCAAAAGTTGCGCCTCGAATCTTGGACTCAGCGTCCTCATTGTTGGCGCCGAAGCAGTACACGCGTCTGTTGAAGATACGCAACTCACCCTGCTGTCGATTCGTCCATTTATAGTTTTGAATGCCTACAGTGTCGAACAGGTCATTCAAAACATTTCGCTGTAAGGTGGCTATCGTTCGCCCGAGCATGGCGACATCTCCAGGAGGACCAGAGATCAAATACGACAGCCACCGGACAGTACATGAAATCGTCTTTGACGAGCGAACTGCTCCATGAGCTATGTTCAACTTCGCATCAGAGTTGCGAATAAAATCCAGTGCCTTAGGCGAAAATGGTTTCCAATCAACCATTATGCACCACTGCCTCGAATCGCCTCAGTCAGAGCTCTCAGCCCCGTAACAGCAGCATCCTCAGGACCATTCAGCATGCGATCCACTTCAGACATGGTCTTTACAGCCTGGCGAATCTCACCACCAAGACCAATGTACAAATCGGTCATCGGCTTAGTGAGCATCTTAGCCATCTGGATCTGCAAATCCTGATCCTCTTCCGGAATGTTACTGGTTCGAGCCAACTTGTTGATCCTGCGACCCATTGCTTTCAGAGTCACAAGGTACTCACGGCTGACAGCCTCCAGCATGTCCATCTCACGCAGCTTAGCTCTACGTACCAAGCTGTCACGAGTCGGTTGCGCGGGTTGAGTTGAGGGAACGTCTGTCACGAGAACGCCAGGCTCGAACTTGTCGAACTCACTCGGTTGAGTAGCCTCGATGACCTCGACATCCTCAGGCCGAACCAGAGGAGTATGATACAGAGCGTGCAGCTTAAGCTCGTTAGTCGAAACGCCATACTCTTCAGCAATGCTCTCAACAGTAATGCCTTTTTCCTTATCAGTCAACTCCAGCAGCATATTCTCAATGTCTGCTCGCTGGCTATGTTGACAAACTCTACACATAAGCTCACACTCCCTTCAGTTCAAAATTTAGTGTTGAATTCATGCAAATTGTCCTTGCATCTTCCTCAATTCTATTATATAATAAAGATGAGCAAAATGCAAGTAAACTGAAAGAAATTTTTTCAGAAATTGTACTTTTAATGTTTCGCAAAGTTAGAATGAAAGGAGCGCTTTTATTGTACTCTAGAACAATGTACAGAGACATCGCTGGCGGGAATCCTGTTGGAGCTCGCCTGTTTCAAGATCTGAACGAGCACTGGGTTGAATGGTTGAGGATTGTGTCCGAAAGCCTCTGGATCCGAGGCTGGTCTAGGTCTAAGCTCTTCCTCGAGCCAGACAGCTCTAATATTGACTGGAATGCAACACCAAATGGCGTTATGTTGAAGGATCTAAGACTAGGACTGCTCTGCGGGAACACTCCGGGAGTCGCAGCAGTTGCGCATACTATACTGCTCGAAGCTACCTGGAATGTAGGCTTTCTTGGACTCGAGCAGTCGGATTCGGAGAACTTTACCCGGCTTGTCTGGTTGAGAGGTACTAAGCTTGGTCATGGAAACCGAGCAACCGGAACGCAGATCTCTAGCATGCGAGACCTGCAGGCTCCCATCTGTATTCCTGCAGAATATGGCTCGCTAGATCGCTGGCTGTACCCCATGTGGCTGCACGCTCATCGTTGAGGGGTTGCGCAGCTGGTTGGTTGAGAGGTCACGCAGCTGATTGGTTGAGAGGGGGGTTGAGGAGGGTTGAACGGTTGAGCAGTTGAAGGATAGCGCGGAGTTGGACGGTTGAACAGTTGAGATGAGGTGGAGTTCTGAGCTCCCCGGAATTTTTTCTCGGGGTACCGGCTCTACAATCTGCGAAATTTAGGCACTGGGAATTTTTCTGGTAACACCTGTTCTAAAAATCTCGAAATGTTTTAGCAGGTAAAACCTGGCATTACTGCATTAGTGTAGTATAGTAGTACTCAAATAAATGGTAAAATAGATAAAAAACAGCACTGCTCTTTATGTAAAAGTCCACAGGAAATTTCGGAAAAAAAGCTTGATTTTTTTCGAAACTGTTACTATAATATGGATGTAAGATAAAGAAAGAGAGTACAAAAGAAAAGCAAAAAAAGTTGAAAAAGTACTTGATTTCTGGATCAAAAGAGACTATAATATGGATGTAAGATGAAGGAGGACATCACAGATCAATAAACCGGACGCAGTTCCGGCCTGGGTCAGTCAGGCGGCACCTTGAAAATTGAATAGCAACTCAGCACTGAGCACAGGGGCTCCAACCCTTATGTTGAGCGAGCAGCCACAGAGCTTGCGATGACCTCACATAGGAAGCTAGAGCGGTGCGTACGATGCGAAGGAGTTGAAACGTACAGCCAAGTAGCCTAAGAGCAGGTACCAAATGCGCTCCGTATCATGCAGAACTCCAACCTAGCATGAAGGTGAAAGCGGGCGACGTTAGCTGTCACATCAGATCTCAGCAAGTGTGACATGAACCGTCTAAAAGAACCTCGCGTGAGCACCCACGCGAGCTAACGCATGAGAGAGTCGTAAATGCTCATGCAGGTGCAGGTTCTAGCGAGGCATCCCATCAAAAGCCTCGCCCCATTAAGTAAGGGCAGCTAGTCCCTAAACCACCTAGCATTTGAAAGGAGTCATTATGTCTAAGAAGAACATCACCAACGCTGAAGCCATCGCTCAGAACACTGCCAACTTTGTCGGCAACGAGAACCTCACTGCCCTGGACCAGACCGAAGGCCTTCTGATGTGGGCCGCTGAGCGGTATCCGAACGCTAGCCTGCGTAAGCTGGCCGCTGCTACCAACCTGTCCTACCCGGTGCTGCTGAAGCGCTCGAAGGCACCTGTTGTCGGCCAGCCGTACGATCCGGAAGCCACCAACTGGAAGGCTGTCGCGGAGTATGTGGTCAGCCACGATGTCCATCTCGAAGATCTCGACTGGGAGGCTCTGAATGCTCCGAAGCAGCGTGCTGGCACGGTTGGTGTTGGCAAGAGCTTGTCCGACTATGCAGTTGGCCAGAAGGTGTGGCTGCGTCGAGACAACGAGGTCCCGTACCAGATCGTCTACATGACTGAGACGCACGTTGTCCTGCTTCAGGATGACTCCACCGAGCCTATTGCCTGGAGTGCTACGACGTTCCTGCTCAATGGTCCGGCTCTGCAGCCTCGGACCAAGAAGATCAAGGCCAGTGTTGAGGACGATCTCAAAGAGACTGAGGAAGCGTGAGCTTCCCGGTCTCAGAGAGTTGAGGGGGTTGAACATGAAACTCAGGACTAAACGCGCGATGTGCGCAATCGTCGGTATCGGCGGAGTACTCCTGATGGCGATCACGGCCATGCAGTCCGACGCGGTCAACATGCAGTTGAGCACGATCATTCGCCAGGAGGCCCTAGGCCTTGCCATGTGTTGGGGCGGATTCTACAAAGGAGGTTACCTGCAATGAGCTATGAGACACCTGAACCGAGCCTGACTCCTAAAGAGCCGAGAGTCATGCACTACTGCGCCTGTTGCGGAGGCGAGATCTACGAGGGCAAGGAGTACTACCACATCGAGACGTTCAATCCGAGCATGCGCACGTTGAACATCTGCAAGGACTGCGTGCGAGCCGCGAGACGAGTTGCGGGGGAGGATGACTGAGTGCAATTCCTGTCGAAAGAGAATCAGCGTCTGTTGAGACACATGAGGCGCAAGGCCACCAGGCGCTCCAAGCAGCGCGCTAGGTACAAGCATCCCGCAGGCCCGTTGACACAACCACTTCGGCCAGTCAAGATCGGCATTGTGGCCTTCCTGGCTGACCTGCTAGCGCACAACGATTACTAAGCACCAGGCTGCGAGTGCAGGCATAGGTTGAGAGAGGAGGTGGTCACACTGAAACGTAAACGGAGCATCAGCTGGATTCGGATCATCCTGGGTGCGATTCTCATTGCCATTGATCCAGCGCTTCTCTTTGGTCCTTGCGCATTGATCGGTGTGGCGTTACTGATCGCTGGATTGATTGGTGAAGACAGAACACGTGACTGAAAAAACAAAAAAGTTTCAAAAAACAGTTGATTTCTGTGCCCAAAGTGTATATAATATAATTGTGGCAGAGATACCACACAAATCAACAAACTTTGGGAGGTCATTACAATGTCAATGAAAGAACTGTACAATCACTTCAATCACACCGGTTACTCCAAAATCAATTGGTGCACCAACCTTGACGTGATCAACGCCCGTCGCAAAGTCTTCGACGAAATCAAAACCGTCGAAGAAAAGCCCAACCCCAACCGCAGATGCAAGAACTACCCCCTGCATACCTTTGAGTACAAAGACTTCCGCTTCGTTGAAACGCTCAACACTCGCGCGGGGGACCGTGGTAACCTGTACTACACACCCACCGGTGAATTGGTTGCGACCGACGCTGACTTCTACAACTTCAACACATTCGTGTGTTGGTTCTACAACTTCCGTTGAACACATCAGTTGAAGGGGCGGGTAACCGCCCTTTTCTTTTTTTTTTTTTTTCGCAAAC